CTGAGATGTTTAAAGCGCTTCTGACGTTTTGGAAGCTAACAAAAAACTATGATCCAAGCGAGGATATAAAATGAGTATTAATCAAATGGTGTTTACAGGCAACTGCGGAGCAGATATGGAAATCCGCCATACCCCTAAAGGTGTTGCTATTGGAACTGTAAACGTGGCGGTAACGTCAGGATGGGGTGATAACAAGAAAACTACATGGGTAAAATGCACCATGTTTAAAGAGCGTGCTGAGAAGCTAGCACCGTATCTCACAAAGGGAACGCCAGTAACAATGTCTGGTGAGTTTCAGATGGATGAGTGGACTGACAAGGAAGGTAATGCACGGCTAACCCCAGTATGCATGGTCAGGGATGTTCACTTTGGTAAAAAACAAGAGGGCGCTGCGCCACAACAACAAGCACAAAAGCCGCAGCAGAATAACAACTTTTTAGAAGACGATATTCCGTTTTAGGAGATTAAGATGACTGATAAAGAAAAGGCAGTAAAAGACGCGCATCGCTACGCTGATAAAGCTATAGCAGTTGCAAGGAAGAGAACCAGCTTTCTTCGATCTAAGTTTAAGCACTGGTCAAACAGTGAATGGCGCATGGTTACAAAAGGCGAAGCGCTAGGTGTGGCAGCCATCATGTTGTTGCTACTCTTTGTAGGATAATACCCCTATGACCTATGGGAATCCTCTCCCTATGTGAGCCAGCTTGATGCACTGGTGGTCGTAACGCATCATTACCTAAAATCATATCTAATATAACCAAATAACACTCTCGACTCCTACCTATCTACACTATAATCGCGCCTCAATAACTGGGGGTGCAATGAACTACATCATACTATTCACTTTAATATCGCTAACTTTGATAGCTATAGATGACTTGGCTGGTCGAAGACCGATAGAAAAGTACAAAGTAGAAAGGGGGCAATAGCCCCTTTTTTATTGGGCTACAGCTTAACTTGGAAAAAAACAGCACAAAAAGTGATGCAAATTGTGCCAACTTACTTGCAAGTAACAGTTACTTCTGTATAATAGATGCCATACACACATAAACGAGGATATACACATGGCTACATTAAACAACTCTCAAGCAATCTTGGCTGACTTACCTGCTGCATTTGTTGCAGAGGTTAAAAAAACTTTAGGCGCATTTAGCGAGACTTACATTAAACGCAACAGCGCCACTGGCGAATACGATCATTCATGCTGTATCGCACTTTCTGGAAACCCAGATATGAGAATAGAACATTTAGGAACTGTTTATTCGCATGAGGTTTTGACTGAAGCAGAGCGTATTGTTTCTTATGTAAAAAACTTCAGAGACTTTCCGTGGAGAGCTGGCAGTGAAGGCGCTAAAGAGTTTACTTATACTGGCGAGAAAAACTGGGAAGAACTTTATAGCGATTGGACTGATGTTATCATGGATGACGAAGGCAACTTGCAATTCATCAAGTAATTATATCGAGCCACTTCACTGAGGTGGCTTTATTATAATCATTCACACAAACGAGGAAATAAAAATGAAAAAGACAAGAGCAACCACTCTTTGCAAAAAACTAAACGCAGCGTTTCCGAACATTGGCGCTGTTCCCTACAATGAATTTACTGGTGAAGATAAGGTCGAGCAAGACGGTATCTGGTTAAAGGGCAGCGAGGATTTAGACAAAGATGGGCTGCCTTACTTTGACTACTGGAGCATGACTGGCAGCCAGTACCATGAAGGTGTAGAGGCAATGGCAGATAAGCATGGCTTTTACTGTGAGCCATATGACGCAGGCACATTGATGCTATGGAGACTGTAATGAAGACGCAAATTTTTGGGGATTTGATAGTGCAGCTAGACGACAACTGGGATGGCTGCATGGCTGAATTGGAAGACACGCTTAAGGATGTAGCGTGTTACACATGGCTCAAGGAGCATAAAACGTGGTTGCACGATATGTTTCCTGAGTGCGCCCAGTATGATGTTGATATGCTGCTGGAGATTCTGTACGCAGATGGTACTGATGAGATGTTCGATACTGCAATGGCTGGCAGTCGTGACAGTTACGCTGCCGATGAGGGGTACAGTGAGAAGGACAACCCTGAGATGTTTTATGAGTGCCTAGCAGTGCCGAACTTTAAAGAGTACGTTGGCAATAAAAAGGTATGTTTTGGTAAGGTCTATACTCTGGCAGAGGCGTTTAGAGATTCTATCTATCTCTATCTGGAGAAAAGGCTTGAAGATGAAATCCTTAATGAGTTTCACAAATCCGTTCACTAGGAGAAGGTTATGACACAGCAAGAAAGAGTTTTAGAGTATTTGCAGGAAGGCAAGAAACTAACGTGCCTAAATGCGTTTAATGAGCTGGGTATCACACAGGTAGCAGCTAGAATTTACGAACTGAAGGAAGAGGGGCATGATGTTAAAAGCAAACGAATTAAAGTAACCAACAGATACAACGAGCAGTGCAGCGTATCTGAATACTTTATGGAGAATGACAATGTCAGGTAAAGGATCAGCGCCAAGACCTATCCCAGATCGCAAATCTTATGAGGATAACTTCGATGCCATCTTCAACAAAAAGTCTGAGCCGAAACCAAAAGCTCAGCTAATGCGTGAGATGAGAAGCAGAAGAAAAAGCGAAGGCTTAAAAGAAATGCGAGTATGGGTTACGGAAGAGCAGGCTGTCGAGATTAATTTGATATTAAATAAATAGGTGTATACTGGTTCTGAGACTTGGCGAGGTAAGCTATGACAGAACTTGGTAGAACGCAAACAGCATTTAAAGAGACATCAAGGCACTTAATAATACCAGATACGCAGGTAAAACCAAATCAGCCTACTGAACATTTGCGGTGGGCTGGTTTGTATGCAGCAGAGAAGAAACCAGATGTAATCATTCACATAGGCGATCACTGGGATATGCCTAGCCTATCAAACTGGGATGTAGGCAAGAAATCATTTGAGGGTCGTAGGTACAAAGACGACATCAAAGCTGGCTTAGATGCAATGGAAGTATTCTTAAAGCCAATCAGAGACGAGCAGAAACGTCTTATATCCAATAAGAAGAAACAATGGAATCCACGCCTAGTGTTCACTATAGGCAACCATGAGCAGCGTATAGAGCGCGCTATCGAATCAGATGCAAAGTTAGAAGGGCTAATAAGCTATGACGACCTGAAGCTCAACGAGCTTGGGTTCGAGGTGTATGACTTCCTAGAGGTAGTTGTTATAGATGGTATTTGTTATAGCCATTACTTCACTAGTGGAATCATGGGTCGCCCTGTGGCAAACGCTAAACGACTGTTAGCTACACAGTTTCAATCATGTGTGATGGGTCATGTGCAAGACCGTGATATAGCTTATGGGCGTAGGGCAGATGGTCACAATATGTTGGGTTTGTTTGCTGGCATCTATTATCAACATGATGAAGATTATTTAACCCCACAGACTAATGGTTCATGGCGTGGTATATGGATGCTTAATGAAGTAGTTGGCGGTAACTGTGATGAGCTTCCAGTGTCTATTAAATACTTACGCAACAAGTATGAGGGTAAGTAATGAGTGCATTAAAGAAACAAGAGGGGGGTAAGCATTACGTTATGCCTATCCAACCTATTGAATACATAACTAAAAACAAGCTGCCATACATTGAAGGCAACATAATCAAGTACGCAACACGCCACAGAAACAAGAACGGTGCTGAGGATATCAAGAAGATTATCCACTACTGTGAGTTACTGTTGGAGTTAGAGTACGGTACAAAATAGGGTATAATCGGGCTTATGATTAGAGTTACTATTGACGATGACATTCATGAAGCCGACCTAGAGTTGATTAACGACTTTGCTCAGGCTATCTCAGATCGGGATGCAACCTTACTGGATGAGGTGGTATACTTAGCTAAACAACGGCTAGAAACAACCTATGAAGAGTATGACGTAAACCTATGAGACCTAGTAAATACACAACTGACTTAGGCGATGACATTTGCAGACGTTTAGCAGCTGGTGAGAGTGCAAGACAAATCTGTAGGGATGATGCTATGCCTGCTATGAGTACGTTGATGAAGTGGCTTACTGATAGTGACAAAGTGACCTTTTCGGAGCAGTACGCGCGCGCAAGGGATTGTCAGGCTGATTACTACGCAGATCAGATTGTAGATATAGCTGATGAGCTGTCAGAAGCAGCAGAAGCAAGTGAGCTAGCTAGGGCTAAGTTACAGATAGATTCACGCAAGTGGAAGGTAGCTAGAATGTCACCACGTAAGTATGGTGATAAGCAGCAGATAGACCATACATCTTCAGACGACACGTTTAAGCCGACAGTTATTAAACTGGTAGCGCAGTCTAATGAGTCAGACTGATACAGTAGAGATTAATCTACCACCTAAGATTGTTGATCTGTTTGAGGGTGAAGCCAGATACCGATGTGCATATGGTGGTCGAGGGTCAGCTAAGACACGATCATTCGCATTGATGACAGCAGTACGTGGTTACCAATGGGGTATGGAAGGAAAGCAGGGTCAGATACTCTGTGCAAGGGAACACCTTAACTCACTTGATGAATCATCCTTAGAAGAGGTCAAAAGCGCCATTAGAGGCGTTAAATTCCTTTCTGACTACTATGAGCTAGGTGAGAAGTACATACGCTCTAAAGACGGTAGAATCAATTACGTGTTCGCTGGCCTTAGACGCAACCTAGACTCAATCAAATCTAAAGCACGTATCATCCTATGCTGGGTAGACGAAGCAGAAGGTGTGTCCGATAGTGCATGGCAGAAGCTAATACCAACTGTACGTGAAGACGACTCTGAGATATGGGTTACGTGGAATCCAGAGACAAAGCACTCAGCTACGCACAGACGGTTCAGGGTTCATCCACCAACTGATATGAAGATCGCTGAGATTAACTGGCGTGACAATCCTTTCTTCCCGAAGGTGCTAGAGAATGAGCGCCTAGAAGACAAAAAGAACAGACCAGACCTGTATGACCATATCTGGGAAGGGCAGATGCTCATCCATGCAGAGGGTGCATACTTTGCTGTAGAGATGCGTGAAGCTACACATAATGAGCGTATTACCAATGTGCCGTATGACCGATCTCTTGGCGTTGTAACGGCTTGGGATTTAGGGGTAGGCGATAGTACCTCTATCTGGTTTGCACAGATGGTAGGGGCTGAGGTGCGCCTTATAGACTACTATGAAAGCAGCGGTGTAGGTCTAGACCATTACGCTAGGGTATTAGGTGAGAAGGGCTACGTATACGACCAGCACATACTGCCACATGATGTAAGGGTCAGGGAGCTAGGCACTGGTAGATCACGCTTAGAGACATTAGATGGTTTGGGGGTGAGGCCAGTACATATTGCCCCGCAGCTTAATGTTGATGATGGTATACAGGCTGTCAGGTCATTGATACCACGCTGCTGGTTCGACAAGGACAAGTGTGAGCGAGGTGTCGATGCTTTACGTCAATATAGGCGTGAATACGATGAGAAAGGCATGACATGGCGCAGCAGACCATTACACGACTGGACAAGCCACTGTGCTGATGCAATGAGGTATCTAGCCATAGGTTACAAGGAGACAACCAACTGGGGTGAACCTATTAGACGAAACCTTCAAGGAATCGTTTAAAAGTGGTATAATCAGCCGTTAATTAACAGGGGTGTTTTCATGCTAAAAGACGATGTCATAGGTATACTTGGTAGAATACTTGATCCAGAAGAATTTGACCCAAGATTTAAAAACCCTGATCGTGTAAGTGACGCGCCTTTAGCTACTCCTGTCGTTCAAGGCAGAGAAACAATCCCAATGAAGCCACTTAGCCTTTCTGAGCTAGAGGGCTTTCCATATCTAACAACAATGTCAGATAGAACTGCTGCTGGCGGTCAATTAGTTGGTGTTGGCGACAAATCATTAGCTTACCCTGTAAACCTAACAGGTGGGCAAGACTTCATGAGAGACTTCACTGAGAACCCTAATCTATGGGCTTCTGGGGAAGGTGTTGTTCCAAAGATGGTGCAAGCTGCCAGAGAGTTAGAGACCGAGTATGGTAAGCAGCCAGTATTGATGCCGTGGACTATGTCGCCTACTGGCTCTGACTTTGCAGGTATGACAGGCAAAACAATGTTTAGTTACGCTTCAGAGAATATGCCTAAGACTTTTAAAAATGAAGTAGATGGCTATATGAAGCTACACGTACCCAACTGGAAGGGCATTGATAACCCTGAAAGTGGCGCACAGTTTGACGCATTACCTGACAAGTCGCGCAAGATTGTACAGCGTGATATGGACACGAAGTTTAGGAATGTAGGCGGCATAACCTTACCCCAAACGCGGGTAGCCATTGCAGACCAAAGCCAGTTAAGCCAGCCAGTAATGGGATTCAAAAACGTAGGTCTTATAGACACATCTGTGGATGCTTTGGCTGGTGCTGGCAATCCTACATACCCATCAGCATTAGCTGGTAAGTACATGGGTACACTAGATACTGATGTAACAGCTATCGACCTAAACCCTAATAGATATGCTAGGGCTAGAAGAGCAGATGGATCGTTTGTTGAAGACCCGCAAGGCAAAGACTTTCTTAGCACAAAGACAGCGCCTAGACGCTCTATGGAAGTTAACTACTATGGCGGTTTAATTGACGAGCCTTTATTGCGTAGTTTAGAAGATCGTGGATTTAATGTAAGCAAGAAACAAGGTGGCTTTGCTAATTTAGGATTGCTTCCTGTGTTAGCAGGGGCTGGATTGACGGCTATTAACTTTTTAAACCCAGAAGAAGCAGAATCAGCAATCATACCTAAGTTAGCGCAAACTACACAGCGTGCCAATACAGTGCCAACAGCTAAGGCAGCAGATAAGTATCTAACAGATCAGGGCGCTACTGGTAAGTCTTTAGACTATGGTGCAGGGTTTGGTCTAAACGCGAAATCTATTGGGTTTGATGATACCTTTGAGCCATTTGCAGATGACACGTTTAAGCCAACATATTCGTCAGCAGCAGACATTCCAGAAAACACATATGGCAAGGTAATTAGCACTAACGTATTGAACGTATTGCCACCTGACGCACGTACAGCAGCCGTGCAAAACATTGGCAGCATACTAGAGCCAAATGGTATGGCTGTTATTCAGACACGCTCAGCCAGCGCTGTAAACGAATTGAAGAAGTCTAAGACTGCTATTCCACAGGATGAGCCAGCATCATTCCTGACTAGTAAAGGGTCTTATCAGAAGGGCTTTACACGCGATGAGCTGCAAAATGAAGTGCAAGGCATACTGGGCGATAACTTTGAAGTAACCAAGATACCATCTAAAGACATTCCTAATGGCTCAGCTATATCAGTTAAGAAACTACGTGGTGTTGCATTGCCTACAGCAGTGGCTGCTACAGGTTTGTTAGGCGGTCAGGAAGAGGCAGAAGCAGCAGGGTTAGTTGCGGCAGTGCCATCTATTGCTAGAAAGATGTTAGATGATCCTAATGCGCCTAAAAAGAACACTCCGCAAGGCTGGGCAAACTACCTTAAAAACAATGGCGCTAAACCTAATGAGATTGAGAAGTACAATCTAGACCTAATTGATAGTAAGCGACCATTAGACAAGGAAGAGGTATCACAGTATCTATTAGACAATGAATATAAGTTTGACAGATCACTTTACACTGAGCAGCCTAACCAGACAGATGTAGATTTAATGCGCGAGCAGTATAAGGATTATTTTGATGAGAGAATGTCAACATATGGCGCAACAACAGCAGACGTTAATGAAGAGATTGGCGGCTTGCTAGATGAGAAGCAACCAAACTTTCGTACCGATAGATCAGATGGTGATATTACTAACTACAGGAATCAAGTCTTAACAGACCCCAGTGGCGAACAGATTGACCAATATATAAGCATGAACACACAGAGATCAACACAGCTTAGTGGTGAGTTAATCGAGCTAAACAACGCCATAGATAATGAATCATTCATCTTAGACAATGTTGACGGCAACCTAGTTAAAGTGCCAATGGAAGAGATGATAGCAAGACGCACAAAATTACAAACAGATAAAGCTCGCCTAGAGTTGCTACGCAACCAAGCTGAAAACAGGTTATTTGTTGAGTCGTCACACTTTACAGATCCTAATGCTATCGGACACGTTAGAACCACTGACCGTGTTAATACGTTTGATCCTCGTACTGGCAAGAAGACTGAGTACAGGCTAATGGAAGAGGTGCAGTCAGATTGGGTGCAGCGTGCCGAAAACCCTGACTATGGTGTTAAAGACGTTGAAGCTATGGACAACCTGTATGACGCTATGTATGAGAGCAAGGTTAACCAGTACAAGGCTATGGCAAATGCGTCACCTGATGAAAAAGAAGGCATATTTAATGCATATTTAGCTGAGCAGGCAGATATCAGTAGGCGCTTAGATAGCATGAACAGAAGTGACGAAGGGCTTGCATTAGTGCCTCAGCCACCAGTAGCTAAACCTCACATACCATTAGTTAACCAGACAATCATTGATGCTGTTGACGACAACATGGATGGTGTAGGGATTGTCACAGGCGATACTCAGCTTGCAGCAAAAGATCAATTTCAGTTTATTAATGATATCAGCTGGAAGACTGTTAAATCAGATGGTGATGCGGCTGAAATTTTATTTGACTTCAGTGGTATCACGAATCGACAAGGCGATGTTGGTACAGTGCATCAACAGCTAAGCATGGACATTGAAAAAGACATGGAAGCCTTTAGAACTATGATGCCTAAAGGTGCTGCTGACAAGATAATTGATGAAGTTAAAGCAGCCGTGGCAAAAGGCGATGACAGTGGCGTGATGTCAAACTTCAATACACAGGTAGAAGGCAAGAAGCTAAGACCATACTACAACAAGACCCTTCGCAAGCACTTGGAGCAAATAGGCAAGCAGTATGGCGTTAAGGTAGAGAGGCGCAACAATACTGACGAGTATAGTATCGATGATCTAGATGACGGTTATTATGCTGTAGTACGTGATGGGGATGTGCTTGAAGAGTTTGATGACATTGACGAGGCAAAGCAATACCTAGCTACACAGCAGATGGGTGCTGATGACCACTTTTATCTGCCTTTCACTGACGAAATGAAAGCTGATGTGAAAAAGAATGGCTTGAAAATGTTTTCTACAATTGGCTTAACGCCAGTCGCAATAGACGCTATGAGGTCTAATGTAAACGCAGAAGATGAAAGAATGCGTGTAGTTTATGATGACACAGATACGCAAAGAGAAGAGAATAGAGCTGCCATTGAAGATATGCTAGCTAGAGACGCTAAGACGCGTAAAAGAGAAGAGCTAGGTGATACGCTAACTGGTTTGCTAGATGCTCCTAGAACGGCATTGAGCCTTGCTGGTGACGCAGTTACTGGCTTAGTAAGCGATGCTGCAACAATTCCATCTTTGTTTGTGAGCGCATATGAAAAAGCTACGCCTACTGAAGCAGATGCAGGCATGGGGCAAAGATATGGCGACAAAATGAAGCAGCTTGCAGAGCTAGGTATGTCTCTATCACCAATGGGCTTAATGAACTTTGGTAAAGGTGACACTAGAAAAGAAGAGCTGATAAAGGGGCAGATAGGGGAAAACGTAACCAGTGCAGTACAAGCAGCTGCACCGTATCTAAGAGATGCATACACGCATGAGGGGCTATTAGGCGCGCCATCTATACAAGACATGGTGCAAGCCACACAGCAAGGCTACCAGTCACTGCCAGAAGGCTACCTAAAGGACAACGCATTGCCAGCAGCAGGTCTAAGCGCACTAGGCGTATTAGGTATGTACGATGTGCTAGGTTTAAGGCGTAAAGCAGCGCAAGCAGCTCAGCAAAACATGATGCCACAAGGCTTGTTAAACTAAACAAGAGTGACAGGTCTAAATTTGTTATAATCGCATGATAACTGGAGCGCAATAATGGCAATTGATTCATTACTAACATTAAAGTCTGGCATTGCAGATTTTTTAAATCGGGATGACCTAACAGATGTTATTCCAACCTTTATTGATATGGCTGAGGGTCAGATTAATCGCGATGTGCGTCACTGGAAGATGGAAACAACATCTCTGCGAGCCATAACTGATGATTTTGTTTTTCTGCCTACTGACTGGCTAGAAACTAAAAATGTCCAGTATTATCCAGATATTAATGATTATACCAAGTTTCATCCGCTAGAGTATTTATCACAGAACGCGCTAGATGAGCGCAAAATGAACAGTGAGAATATGATTGGCGAACCGCAGTATTACACGTTTTCTGTGAATGCAGGCGCAGGCCAGTATGTATTATTCCCACAGCCAAAAGCGCGTAGTGACGATAAGATTGTTCTGTCTTATTTGCAGAAGCTCGATATTAGCAGCACAAACTGGCTGATAGAGGATCACCCTGACGTATATTTATACGGCTCACTAATACACGCTGCTATCTACTTAAAAGATGACGAAAGACTAGCATTGTTCTCACAGATGTATGGTGCAGCAGTGCAGAGAGTAAACGCATCATCTGCTGAATCTGAATACAAGCACGACAGATTAAGAACACGCAAGCTAGGCTTAGATACAAGCCGTTCTAAACAACCAAATCATGTACGCTGGAGCTAAAGCATGGCAACTAATACGACTAATAACTATTTCTCGAAGCCAGCAGTAGGTGGTGATACAGATACGTGGGGAACAACCCTAAATGCTAACTGGGATGCAGTAGATAGCATTGTAACTGGTGGTACGACTATTACTCGCTTAGGTATCGGCACAACTAACTCTACACTGCCTTTAATTTGTAATGCAGCGTCAGCTTCTGATGTTGCAGCATCTTTTTCTGGTTATGTTGGTATAGGTACTGATAGTCCTACATACAACTTGGTTGTTAATAATGCAGCATCCTCAGCTATACAGATACGCTCTGGCAACGATGATGCGGGTCATCTGTATTTTGCAGATACTGATGATGACAACATTGGTGGAGTTTCTTACAGCCATGAATACAACTTCATGAACTTTAAGACAAACGATACAGAACGAATGCGCATAGACTCAAACGGCAAAGTGGGTATAGGTACTAGTAGTCCTTCTTACACTTTAGACATTGAGGCAGACACAGCCCAAGCAAGAATACACAGCACAGTAGGTAATTCTGTTTTACGCCTTGATTCTGTAGATGATGGTGAGTCAAAAATATTTTTTGCAGACAATTCAGCATCAGCGATAGGTACTATTGAGTATCATCACGATTCTAACTATATGTCTTTCGATACAGTTGCTACAGAACGTATGCGTATCGACTCATCAGGCAACGTAGGCATAGGCACTGATAGTCCCGACTCAATTCTTGATGTAGTCGGTGCAGACCCTATTTTAACTATTAGAGATACTTCTACTTCGGGTGCAGATTCACACGCAACTTTGAGACTTGCGGAGTCAGACGGAAGTGGTAATGTAAATGTGCGTTTTGACGTTGCTCTTGATGAGGGTGATTTAACTTTTGATTATAGTAATGGTTCTACTACATCAGAACGTATGCGTATAGACTCATTAGGAAACGTAGGTATAGGCATTACTAGCCCTTCTTCAAAGCTACACGTTGCAGGTGACGGTAAATTTGACGGTGGTACAAGTACTGTTCTCGATGTGCTTTGTGACGATGGCGGTACGGCTGATATAAAGGCAATGGGCGGCAATCAGGGTAATGGTCGCGTTTATGTCGGACAGTCAAATACTTACGGTGGCGGTATTGAGTATTGTGGTAATGACGACCCTGAATTGTCAGGTGCGGGGAGTGACAAAATTGCTTTATTCCGTAGACATGATGGCACTAATGAGTGGACTGCTAAAAACAGTTACAACAGTAATGATTGGGAATTTAGAGGCAAAGTAACAGCTGATGAGCTTGAAGGCACTTTAGTACAGTCAATATTTAATCAAATCTACCCTGTAGGTGCAGTTTATATATCTACCTCTTCAACCTCGCCAGCAACCTTATTCGGTGGCACTTGGACAGCTATTGGTGGTGGGCGTGTTTTACAAACAGTCAGTGGCTCATCGCCAGCCGCAGGTCAGAATTACGGTACTAATTCTCACACCATTACTGAAGCAAATATGCCAGTGCACGATCATATGGTAGCCCGCAACGAAATAGCTTCAAGCACTGATGTGACTACCTCAGCACATACCATCGCAAATTTAAGGGGTGTAGATTATGGGGGGCTAACCAACGCAAACTTTGAGTACGACTTAGGTCACGCTACTGGCGGTAGGGCAAATTGCGGTAGAACTTCTGATGCTGGTTCTGGTATTGCCTTTAATGTGCAGCAGGCAAGTTATGGTGTTTATATGTGGAAGAGAGCTAGCCTAGCGTAATCGTGAGGTGTAATCATGCACAAAATAACAGGAAATACAATGACTGAAGAAACCAAACAGGCAGTAGATGTTTTTGCCGCATCAACAGGCGTTATGTCCGTAGCTGCATGGTTGCCACCATTAGCAAGTATATTTACTATTATCTGGCTAGGCATAAGAATATATGAGTCAGAAACGGTGCAGAAGCTATTAAAGTGAGAAAGGCTTGGTTTAGTTTATTATTGTTTGGCGTTATGGCTAATGCTCAGAATAATCAAGAGGGCAGCCTAAATACTAGCGCCATTGGCAGCACGGTGAGTAGCAATAACGTAAGTGAAGACCACAGTGTCAGCAATACGTATCAAGGTGCTGGCAGCTCATCAGAGATACCAGTAGGCAGTGCTATTAGTCCTAGCTACATGAGCAGTGGGTCAGATACGTGCTTGCAAGGCATTGGCGGCTCGTTACAGACTGTTGCTGTTGGCTTTTCATCTGGCAAGTACGTTGTTGATGAAGAGTGCCAGAGAATAAAAGACGCAAAGATGCTGGCTGACTTAAACCTAAAGGTTGCTAGCGTGTCACGACTTTGCCAGTCACCGTTAGTGTACAGAGCCATGCTAACCGCTGGAAGTCCGTGTCCGTTGATCTTAAATGGCAAGTTAATAGCAGGAAGAAAAGGATTATTAGTAATAAAGCAGCAGCCAGAGCTATATATTCCAGATTACTTGGAGCATAAAGACTGGTACAACGGGGTGTTGGGAATTGGCAAAAAGGTGGAAGACAATGTTGAAGAGGATTATATTTCTATTAGCGATAAGTACCGCAGCTCAAAGCAGTGAGCATGAAAACCTGCTTAACAGTAGCGGAGATATCGTAGGTCAAATAGACCGTGCTATTAAGTTAGCTGGTGCAGGCATGGAGTACGCGCATCAGGGTGTTGGAATTAGTGATGGTACATTGTCTAGCACAGCGCACATCAGTACAGAAATGCTAGACGCTTACAACACTGCTTTATCCAACTACGCTAGCAGCTACTCGCCACATGGTGACATCAGGCAGGTGCTTGAACAAAAGGCTGAAGAGCATTTAAACATTATGCACGACAGCGTTGATCAGTTTACCGAAGTGGTTGTATCTATGAGTACCGCTATACAGGTAAACGAAAAAGTCGCAGAAGCTGTCACCCCCAATGACAAGGCAGAGGTTCAAGAGTTTGTGCAGGCTAACCAAGATATGCTTGTAATCACTGAGCAGCAGACAGAAGAATTTAACCAAGCAACTGACGACATAGAGACAAATGCTAATGCGGCAGCTGTGTACCTAGCCGTAGCTGCAAGCGATGCTGCTACCTACCTACAAGATAGTATCGAAGACAATAACACTACAGCGGATGATGTTAATCTATTCTATGACGCTAACGCGCAATGGGTGTCAATGGGATATAACACGACACGTAACCTGACCGTAGTTATGCTAGCAGGCAACAATGACTTCGGACTAGACCTGTACGCATCTGAGGCAGATATACTGGCGTTAGGTGCTGAATCAGAGTTTTATCAAACTTCACCAGTAGCACAGGGCTATGATTGTTTCTTTAATATGGATTGCGAATGAGTTTAGCAGATACAGAATTATCAATTGGTGGCGTTAAGCTGAAAGGTATCTACATTGCGGTGGTGTTTTCGCTTGCAACAACAATTGGCTCATTTATATGGGCTGCCAGCAGCTTATACGGCAGACTGGAAACAGTAGAAGCTGTAACCGTTCCTGATGTTGCTCCTATTGAGGAAGAAATTAAGCTAATACAGCAACAATTACAAGATAACGATATAAGCCAGTTAAGCGCTAAATTAGCTACTTTAGGAACAACCCTATCAGTTATGGCAGAAAGCCAAAAAAACCTCTTAGAATTGCAATCAGACGTATCTGAGCTATCTAAAGAGATAGAAGGCATGAAGTCGGTAGTTAAGCAAGCAGAATTGGTGTCCGAGTCGATGACAGAGCTTAAAGATGAGTATAAAGTTATTGAAAGAGAAATTTCTGACCTTTGGATGGGGTTAGACCATGTTAGTGACCCATTGAGGTAATAGATTATGTGGCAAAGTTTAATATCACCAATAGCTAACTTAGCTGGCGGTTACATGAAGAACAAGGCTGAAGAGAAGCAAGCCAAGCACAAAGCCAAGATGACCATGATCGAGAATGATGCTGACTGGGAAGCTAAGATGGCTGAGGCTTCGAAAGATTCGTGGAAAGACGAGTATCTAGTAATTTGCCTCACAGCTCCTATCGTTTTTATAGGTTATGCGGTAGGTGTAGATGACCCTACAATTATCGCTAGGGTAGAAGAAGGCTTTGCAGCATTGTCGCGCTTGCCTGAGTGGTATCAGTATCTATTGTTTATTGCGGTCAGCAGCAGCTTTGGTATTAAAGGCGCTGATAAGTTAATGAGTCTAAGGAAGAAGTAATGCCATTAATTAGTTTAGATATACCAGCAGGCGTAGTAAAGCACGGCACAGAATCGCAGTCAGCAGGGCGTTGGCGCGATGCTAATTTAATGCGCTGGGAAAATGGCAGCCTAAGAACAATAGGCGGCTGGAGACAAAAAGAAGACCGCACGGACACTGACGATACAGTTGGTGTAACGCTAGGCACAGGTCAGACTGCTAGAGGCATGGTAAGCTGGAAGGACAACAGCGGTACGGCACATATTGGATGTGGTACTTACAATAAATTATTTCACATCAATGAGTCAGGTACTGTAGCTGACATTACGCCATCTAGCTTCACAGCTGGTGATTTAGATGCAGACCAAAACATAAGTTATGGTGGTTTTGCTTATGGTAAAGGCGCATTTGGCATTGAAAGACCCAGTGGCGGTATTATTCAAGAAGCCACAACATGGTCGCTAGATTCTTGGGGCGAATACCTAGTAGGCGTGTCGTCAGAAGATGGCAAGTTATACCAGTGGATATTAAACAGCGCAAACCCTGCCACATTAGTTACACAAGCGCCAAATGGCGCTAAATCTATGGTTGTTACTGAAGAACGGTTTGTCTTCATGTTATGTTCTGGAGCAACTCCAAACACCACTAATCTTCGCAGGATAGCGTGGTGCGACCAAGAGGATTTGACGCAGTGGACACCAGCAGCAACAAACCAAGCAGGCGACTTTGAGTTAGCGACTACTGGCGAGATAATGCTAGGGATTGGCACTAGGGGGCGCACGCTTATACTAACAACGGTAGATGCGTTTACAGCTACGTACCAAGCACCCCCAACAGTTTATGGTTTCGAGAAAGTGGGTAGAGACTGTGGTGCTATATCACGACACTGCGCTGTATCTATAGACGAAGGCGCATTCTGGATGGGTACTAATGGGTTTTTTGTATATAACGGCTCTGCCGTACAAGATTTACCATGTGATGTGCATGACCACGTATTTAAAAACTTAAATATAGGGCAACGCTCAAAAACTGTTTGTGTTCACAACGGTCAGCATAATGAAGTGTGGTGGTTCTACCCTAGCAATACAAGCACAGAAAACGACAGTTATGTAGTTTATGATTATAAAGAAGGGCATTGGAACATTGGCAAGATGGACAGAACATCTGGCATAGACGCAGGTATTTTTGCACATCCTGTCTATGCAGCACCTTCAGGCAAGATATATGAGCATGAGTTTTCATTCAATACACCAGACTATGATGACTACCCGCGCGCAGAAACTGGAAAAATACAAATTGGCAGTGGTGATCAGGTTATGGATATTACACAGGTAATACCAGACCATATCTCTGAAGGTAATATTCATGTTTCCTTTGCAACTAAAAATTATCCAAACAGTCCAGAGTCTGTTAGTAAATTGATAAAAGCGTCAGGCAGCCCAACAGATGTTAGGATTACTGCAAGAGAAGCGCAGTTAAACGTAAGACAAGGCGACTGGACATTGAACTCTGCCGCTGTGCAAACACATTTACAAACGCTTGCTGGGGGCGGATTAGGATCAGGCGGCGACGTTAGCATATTTACAACTGTAATAAATGGTAGACGCTTAGGCGATGCAAATAATGACGGATTCATTACAAGCTCTGACCCTTCCTACTTTGGCGCTTACCCAAATTCACATAACAATGATGATGAGGCAGTAGAATACATTACTAACACTGTTATTCCTACGTTAATAGCTAATCTGCCTGACACAGAAGAATTTTTAACTTTTGAAGGGAAAGGGCAAACAGCTACACTAGGCACAATACGTTTAGACGTTAAGGCTGGTAGTAAACGATGAGTGTAGAAAGACCGCCAGTAGCAGGGCAAACTGAGTACAAGCATTGGGCTGAGCGACTAAATTCTTTTTTAACGAGAACAAAGTCACACTTAGCTTTTTATGTTTCAGGGGCTACAGCATATCGTGACGGTATGTTGGTGTGGGATGACGATAACAAAACAATCTTATACAGTGGCAACGGACAGTGGAATACTATAGGTAATGGTGTTGCAGGCGCTGATGGTACTGATGGCACAGATGGCGCTGGTTTCACTGGTGGTTCATACGACTCAAATACTGGAATAATCACATTTACGTCAAATGATGGGTTAGGTTTCTCAACTACTGATGTGCGAGGCACTAACGGCACTAATGGTACTAATGGTACGAACGGCACTAATGGTGCAGATGGTGATGGATTTACTGGTGGATCATATAATGGCTCTACAGGCATAGTTACCTTTACCTCAGATGATGGGTTAGGATTTAGCACAGGCGATTTGAGAGGCGCTGACGGCACTGTCGACTACACGCAAGTATCTGCTCTGTACCACAGCGGAAACATCAAGGCAGAAGCTACTGCTGATGGTGTTACAGTTACAGGTGACGTAGAAGCAACAGAGTTTATAGGTGATTTACGTGGCGCTGTAGTGTTTAAAGCACAAGCAGGTGAGGCGCTAACAAAAGGTGATGTTGTCTATATATCTGGTATATCTGGCAACACAACTGTCGTTAGCAAAGCAGATGCAGACGATGCTGCAAAAATGCCTGCTTTTGGTCTGGCAGCCATAGACGCTAACAACAATGCTAACCTTGAGGTTTACACGTTTGGTACATTGGCTGGTTTAGACACCAGTAGCTACACAGAAGGTGATGAGTTATTTGTAAGCACGACAGCAGGTGCGCTCGTTTCTACAGCGCCAGCAGGCGAAGGATCGCTTGTACAAAAAGTTGGCAAAGTTACTAGATCACACGCCTCAGCTGGCTCAATCAAAATTATGGGCGCAGGGCGTACTAACGCAACGCCTAACCTAAATGATGGCAATATTTTCATTGGCGACAGTAATAATCAAGCCGTAACAGCTAGCTTAGCCACACAGGTTTCTACCTTAGAAACTAGCCATGATGATGTATTAGTTGATGGAGATTTTTCCAGCAACGGCTTTATGAAGCGTACTGGTGCAGGTACTTATGCTGTTGATAGCAATACTTACTTAACGTCAGAAGCTAATAATTTAACTACAGCCGTAACGTGGGCTGACGTACCAGATGCTAACATTACTCAAACTAGTGTTACTCAGCACCAGACGGCATTAAGCATTACTGAATCGCAGATTAGTGACTTTGGAACTTACCTTACAACACACCAAGACATCTCAGGAAAGGCTAACTTATCAGGTGCTACGTTCACTGGTAATGTGAGGTTATCTGATGACGTTGAATTAAGACTGGGAGATGGTGTTAGTGGTGATTTACGGATTTTCCATTCTTCAGGCACTAATGGTAGCACTATTAGAGAGCAAGGTACTGGCAATCTTCTTATACAAGGAGAGAATTTAAATGTAAGCGACACATCGAATCAAAGTTATTTAAGCGCAATATCAGGTGGGTCGACAAAGATATACTATAATGGTTCTACAAAGATAGAAACTCTGACTGACGGTATAAGTGTTTCAGGAGACATTGCAGTAACAGGCACAGTAGACGGAGTAGATATAGCAGGTCTAAACACTACTGTATCAGGTAAAGCAGACTTGTCAGGCGCTGACTTTACAGGTGATGTGAGTGTAGATGGTGATATTACAGTTACAGGCACAGTAGATGGCGTTGATGTAGGTAATCTCAAGTATCATAGAGAAGACTATTTGATGATAAGGGATGGGGGGCAAAAGCCACTAACAACATCATTTAGTTGTGTTGGAAATTATTGCTACATACACGATATGTTAACGCCTATGGCAACCATGCGGTTTGTCGATGCCAACTTGAAAATTGCTTGGGGCTACACATCCTCAACTAATGATTTGCAGGTAAAGTTTTCTTTATATGTTCCAACAGGCGTATCCTCAAACGGTGAAAGTTTAGGAAGCGCAACACAAATCACTGGCGGGGAATACAGCACAGTGTCCATATACGAGCAATGGTATTCTGTTGCAGGGAACAAAACGCACTTATTTACTGAGTTTGGGGCGGTGCATGAAAACCAGTCAGGCGGTTCTTTTGAGAAAAAAATCTATTCGTGGCAGTATGAACCTACCCAGAATAGAACGTATTTTTTGCTGACTACCTACCCTTCTGCACCTGCTAGTGGGACAACTTTATACTGGCATCCTTATGCGTGGGAAAGCGCTGGTACAGCGCTAATAGAATACAGGGATATTGATGAAAGATATTTTAGCGGAACGCAAAACGCAGCGTTGATGTTTAAAACTGCTTATGAAAGCAGGCAGTTAAAATATTCTATAGAAATCAGGGAGCTTGGAAGCGGTGATTCAGGTCAAATAATGCAATCTTTTGTAAAAATTTCAAAACAAGAGCCATAAAATGATAGTTGCATACAGTAGATTAGATAGTGAATATCGTAGAGAAATAATCATACACCAAGAGTGTGAAACTAAAGCACAGGCTATTGAGGCGGCAGAAGCATTAGCTTTAGCATCAGTAAATAACGAAGAAGTTTTTGAGGTGCTACGCGGGCATAGAGTTTCTGATACTGAAGTAGATTACAACGTATCACACGAAATACCTCGATAACTTAAAAAATGGTATAATCAGAGCCTATGAGCATAGACGCAGAATTAGCTAGATGTCGCAAATGGATTGAAGCTGCCTTAGCATACAGTGGTGGCACGCATGAATATGAAGATATTGTAGAAGGCATACACGCTTTACGGTATCAGTTTTGGCCAGCAGAGAAGGGATGCGCTGTGACAGAGATCATAGAATACCCTAGAAAGAAGGTATTTCATGTGTTTCTAGCAGGCGGTGAAATGGATCAAATTGTTGACATGGAAAGCTCAGCAGCAATATTTGCTAAGCAAAACGGCTGTCAAGGAATGTCATTAGCAGGCAGAAAAGGTTGGTCTAAGGTTTTGAAAGAACATGGGTGGAGCGAAGCCTTCACCACATTAGCGAAGGAGCTATAGCATGAGTGGCGGCAAAGGCGGCAGCAATACTACAACAGCAAGCATCCCAGAGTGGGCAGAAGAGCCTACAAAACGAAACTTAGCGCGGTCAGAAATCGCACAGCAAGTAGGCTATCAGCCTTACATGGGTGCTGACTTGGCTGCGGTTAACCCAACGCAAATGTCTGCCATGCAGAATCAGCTAGATGCAGCTAGTGCTTTTGGGCTATCTGCGCCATCTACACCTATGCAGGGTATGCCAGAAGCGCAAGACTTTGGTGGTGGCATGAAAGGCTACAGCGCCTTCCCACTATTTGAGCAAGCCCAGCAAGAATTAGCTAGAAAGAACCCAGAGCAACAAGCAATCTACGACAGCTTGTTTGGCAACCCTGATCCAGCAGACACCAAATTGTTAACAGACCAAGACAGGTTTAACAGCATGATGGCTGAGTTTTACAAGTCAACTCGCGGCAGAGGAAGAAGATAATGGCAGGAGCAGCAAACGCAGGAATACAAGGGGCGCAGCAAATACAGCCAGCAACAGCGCCAACATCAGGTGGCAAAGGCGGTGCTAATAATGCAGGGCAGCCATACGTTCACAAAACTATCCCTGACGCCCCAGCAGCACCCGCAGCACCCGCAGCACCTCAAATGAACAACCCTACTGCGCCTAACGTCATGCAGCAGTCGGCTACAGCTTTAACAGATGCTACGCAAGCCGCTACAGCTGCTTCAAATTATCAGCCTATGAATGTTACACCAGATCAGGTTGCTACAAGCATGGGTACGCAGCAGGTTGGTACGGAAATGGGGTCTAGAATGACGCAAGCAGGTGACGTATCTGCTGGTCAACTAGCAAGCACTAATTTAAGTGCGTATACAAATCCATATGAATCGCAGGTTGTTAATCAAAGCATGGCAGACCTTGACCGTGCTAGACAGATACAGCAAATGCAACAGAACGCTAAAATGGGCGCAGCTGGAGCTTTTGGCGGGTCTCGGCATGGAATTGCACAGGCAGAGTCTAACAGAGCGTTTTATGACCGTGCAGGGGCTATGGCTGGACAGTTAAGACAGCAAGGCTTCCAGAATGCACAACAAATGGCTCAGCAAGATTTACAGCGCACAATGCAAGCAGACTTAGCAAACCAATCTACACAGCTTGCAGCGTCACGCGCCAATCAGCAGACAGAGCAAACAGGTCTAGCTAGACAGCTACAGGCTGGCATGGCAAATCAGAATGTTGAGCAGCAAGGTTTGCAAAGAATGTTACAAGCAGGCTTGGCTAATCAGTCGCAAGGCATGGCGGCACAAATGGCTAATCAAGGTGCAGGACTACAGGGTGCAGGGCAGAGACTACAAGCAGCTGGTCAGTTAGGTAGATTGTCACAGCAAGGCTTTGACATGGGTCGAACGCTTACTGGTGATGTGCGTGAGCAAGGCAATATGCAGCAATTAATGCAGCAACAGTTAATTGATGCCGCTAAACAACAGTTTGCAGGCTATACAGGCGCACCAGCTGCTACTATTGGCTATCTGTCACAAGCACTAGGAGCTTCAACGATTCCTCAGTCGCAAACTACGCAGAAAAATCCTGGGCTGTTTGACTATTTAACCTTAGCAATGGGTAGCTAATTATGATACAAGCAGCAATGAAAGTAGCGATGGCAAAAGCTAAAGAAAAGGCTATGGAAAAAGCTAAAGACATGGCGGTTGATAAGGTTAAAGACAAGGCTATGAGCAAGCTATCTGAGGCAGGGCAAAATATAATGAGCGCCCCAGAAAGGATGTTTGACGGTCAGGTTTCAGAAGCTCCTGTTATGTCAGGTATGGGTGGGATGGATGCGCCACACGCGCCTTTAGTGCAGTCACAGGCTCAGTATATGCCTATCGAGCAAATGCAAGCAATGCAGCAAGCAATGCCACAAGGACTGCCTATACAGCAAGGAATGCAACAAGGTATGCCTATGCAACAAGCTAACCCATACGGTAGTGCTATGCAAAACATGGGATTGATGGAGTTATTAGAACAAGCAGCGCGAATGAGATAAGGGGCTGATAATGAACGGTTTGTTTCAAATGGGTGGACAAGAGCTAGACCTTCTCAATACTAGACGTATGCAAGAAGAGTTAGCCAAAATGAATGAGCAGATGAACAATCTGCCTACGTATCAAGCGCCTGCGCCTATTGAAGAGAG